GCAGATTGAAAAGTCAAAGGATCCAAACTTTAGACCTGAACTGATTACCAATCAGGCAATTATGCGCTATAATCAACTGTATGCTTCTGAAATTGAGATCACTATTCCTGGTGATTTTTCATTGCATGCAGGTGATGCAATTTATTTTGACGCACCGTCTGCACAGGGAGATACAAAGAATGATGATATTGACCGTCAAATTGGTGGTCTATATATTATATCAGCATTATGTCATTTAATTAATGCACAAGGAACTTATACAAAGTTAAATTTGGTAAGAGATTCTTTTGGAAGAATGGGAAAAACCCCACAAACAGGCAAACCAGCCACGGAAACAAAAGTTCCTGGCACACAACCTTCATACCAAAGAACGGTATCAAGTGCATCATACGATACCACAACTACTTTTTAATTACTATTATGGAAAAAAATATAGAGACTCATATCGAAAAGGATAAGAAAATTCTTGAAGACCCAACTATTTCACCTCAGATGCGTCGTCATACTGCAGATGAATTAGAGCATCTTGAGATGTACCATAAAGCACATCCAGAAGATCATCACGATCCCTCAGCATTAGAAATGTATTGTGATGAGAATCCTGAAACAGACGAATGTAGGATTTACGAAGATTAATGGCAGAAGGAGCAGCACTATTTGATCCTGGTTTTTTAGGAGCACAATTTATTTGGTGGCTAGGACAAGTTGCCGATGATTCTGAGTGGAGAAATAATTCACTGTCTGGAAAATTTGAGGATCCAAATAGTATCCCTGGATGGGGTAGGCGATATAAAGTTCGTATCATGGGTATCCATGATAAGGAAGAGGAGTCTATTCCTTCAGATCAGTTGCCTTGGGCGAGTGTCATGTATCCCATCACTGCTGGTGGTGGACAAGCAAATGCAAGCACAACTCCTGCATTGCGTCAGGGTAATTTTGTCTTTGGATTCTTTATGGACGGACAAGACCAACAGGTCCCCGTCATCATGGGAATCATGGGGCAAAATGCTCAGACTCCGATGTCAACAAAGATTGGCAAGACGGAATCTAACTTTGGTTCTACCAGTGGATATGCTGAAGGAAAAACACCTCCAGTAGGAAGTGCTAAACCAACAGCTCCTGATGAAGGTTTAGTTACAAAGAAACCAACAAATTCTGCATTAGGAAAAGCACTTGCACCAGCACCTCCTGGAGTCAAACTTAATAAGTTTGGACTGAGACCAGATCAACCTCTTAGTGCAATTCCAGATGGTTTACAAGTCGCAAACGCTGCAAGAGAGCAGGCAAGAAACGAAGGTAAGTCAGTTCAGGAAGTAGAAGATGCCGCAATGCAAGCGGTAGCAGATCATGTTAAAAAATTAAAAACACAACAAGAATCTCCATCAACACCAAGTCAAGGTAATCCAACAAAAGAAAACCCTGATGCAATGCATCAACTCTCTTCTGCTGATGTAAAACGTGAGAGTAAGATCAGAGAATGTAATGTTATAATGAAACCTGATCCTGATCAGTTTGTTCAGTCGGCAATATCATCAATTCAAACAATCATTACTAAATTAACAGAGAAATTAAATTCATATCTTGCTGCGATATCAAGTTATATTGATGCAGTATCAAGCACAATTTCAAGTATAAAGAAATTAATCTCTGATGCTGCATGTGAGATTGCAAAGTATATGAAGATAATCTTTGATAAGATTATGGAGTACGTCATGAAGCAATTGAATAAAGCAATGACAAATGCTGTAGCAGCATTACCTACTCATATGCGAACAATGTTTGCGGACTTAAAGGAGCAAATTGGAGAATTAATTTTATGTTTATATGGAAAACTTACTGCAAATGTTTGCGGCCAAATTGAGGGTCTGCTATCTGATGCCTTAGATATGGATAATGCTGAAGCAAAGGCAAGAAGAAATTATGAGAACAATGATACAGATGATTTAAAAAGAAAACCAATGGTTCCAACATGTTATGCTGAAGATGTGATTGGAAGTATTTTATATTCAAATCAAACACAAATTGATGATGCCAACAGAAATATTTTAGATAATGTAAATGAATTTGTTAAAGATATGCAAAGTGAACTTGCCGGTGTGAGTGGATCTATATCTGATATTTTGAGTCAAATTACTGATGTTGCTGGTAGTATCAGTGGTGCTCTCTCGTTTACAAATATTAGTCTTAATATTTTTGGTTGTGAACTGAAACCAAATGTAGCAGTATCTGATAAGTATTGTATGGCACATGGTGGATCTGCTCAACCAGATACTAATTTCCCAAGTATCAAATCTATTGAAAACTCAGTGTCTAATGGAACTGATAAAGTTCCTCCACCACCACAAGAATCATTTGCGCCACCTCCTGCAGGAACTGATGATATTGATCTTGATACTCCGATATCACAACAAGAGAGAGATGCAGTGCGTCAAGGTAATATTGTTGATGAGCAAGGGAATAATATTGGTACGATTACCTCTAGGGGTAGAACATAAATACACAATATGAAGGCAAAGTATAACCGATAATGTCGTTTAATCTCTTCGGACCAGCAAATAAATGTGATATTAAGGTTGGATATATTTCAACCACAAGAGGTTACGTTGATGGTGTCAACCGATATGAGGCTAATAAGTATGCAAAATTAAATCCAGGAACTCAATTTATTCTTAGAAGAAGAGATAAAATTCAGTTCATGAATATCAATGGGGTTAATAAATTAGAACCAAAGGATCTTCTTCCACAAAATTCTTCTAGTGGTAATAAAGGATGTTCTGGTATTACTGGACTTGATATTTACGATGATGATGGTGGAATAAGATCAGATGCTTTTAATAATGTAGATCCACACGTTATTTTTTCCGGTGGTAATGGTATTGGAGCGAAAGCTAATCCTATATTTGGAACTGATGGCGGTCTCCTTGCAGTAGATTTAATTGATGGTGGATGGGGATATGAATACGCACCAGTCACAGAAGTAATAGATGAGTATGGTATTGGTGCGGGAGCAGTAGTCCGAGCTATTATGGTTGGAGACCCTGCATATTCTAAATGTGCATTTGTTGAGACTGTTCAAACTTTTGAGGACGAAGAAGATTTTGAGGAATATGATTTATCAACTTGTGGTCCATCAGAGATAGTTTCTTTTGGTAAGAGATATGATGCAGATGGAAAAGAGGTTGGTGTATGGGATCCAACCACATATGCAACTCTTAAATCAAATCCTGCATCGATTGAGCAAAGAAGATACCAAGACTTCTTAGAGTCTCTAAGAGGTGGAACAAGAGTAAATCTTCAGGGTAATATTATTCGTAACTGGTGGACAACTCAGAGAGAAAAACCATTAAGGGTTACTGCTCTCAATAAAAAGTCTAGAGTTATTCATAAGGTGACTCATCCGGCATGGAGTGAGTTTATGAATAGATATGCTGTCTCTCCAGTTCCACCATCAAATGTTCCTGGTAGTGATTTTGCTGGAATAGAACATACATTGGAGTGGGAAGAAAACTTTCAATATGATGGTGATTATAATTTTAGATATGCTGCGGACAACGTTGCGGATATCTACTTAGACAATGTATTAGTTGGTAGGACAACTAGATTTAAAGATTCTCCAGATAAGTTAAAGAAATTTGTTACTGCTGGAATCCATAGGATTAGAGTTGACCTGGAGAATATTCCTATTCTTACAAAAATACCTAAGAAAAAAGATGAGAAAAAATATATCAATACTGAGTTTGAAGTTTATGGACAAGGATCTCAAAGACATCGTGCAATAAAATTTAGTTTTACATCTGAGGGAGGAGAACATTCTTTCGTTTTAGATAATGTCCAAAAAAGTAGTAAGTCATATAAAAAAAATATAAGAGTTCTTAGGAATACGAATTATAAAGTTGTTGCTGTTGCAGATTCTGCTAAAGAAGAACCACAGATCGGACAAAGAGAATTTAAAATTCAATATGGTAATGCTTCATCAACATCAGGAAAAAGAGTTGTCAATAAAGGAAGAGAGATAGAGTTTGATGATAACGCTGGTAATGGATTTGATGTTAATGCAACTTTAAAAATTAAGTCTAGTTCTCCTGGACTTTCTGCAAAGTTCTCTGATGATGGTACAAAATTAATTGTAAAAGGTCAAAACAAGGGCGATGTTGCTATTAGATTGGATTGGAATGATAACCCTCAAACATCTGGAATTGCTGTAGGGTCAGTCACTATTGGAGATACAACCTGGACTCAAAGTGGACAAAAAGGTGGTATAGGAAAAACCATAAACATTAATAAAATCTCAAACACTAAATCAAATTCTGGTGTTGTAGAACAAGGCACTATGCAAAGCTTTGGCATTAGAGATAAAGAGAGAGGTAATAAACCAGGTAAAGTTATTTTTGCTGATTATGTTGGATCGGCTAATGATAATGATGATATGCAGGTTAGAGTTAATAGAGGAACTTTCACTGCATCAAATAAAAAAGTTATAAGAGGTGTTGGTCCACAAGGAAATCAAAAAAGAAGTAGTTTTGACCTAGATTTTAGAGTAGATGTTAAATCAGAATCAGGAGGATCAAGTTCTTCTAGTTCTGGTTTTGAAATGGAAGAAGTTTTTAATACTAAAAAATCTATCAATGATGCAGATAGAAAACTTTGGAGAATAAATCCTGAAGCAGGTAGAGATGGTGATTTCCTATCTCGCTTTGGAGTTCTTCCATTTAATCCTCAAAGCAAGAAGGCAACAACAGATGATTTTAATGGAACTCATATTATTAGATGGCAATATGTAGACTTTCCTATTACTGGAAATTATAACCTTGAACTTATGGTTGATGACTCTGCAGAAGTTTACATTGGTAACCGTTCTGGAGATGGTAAAGCAGGTATTGGTAATGGTCTTAATGATATTAACAACGGTGGTGATGAAGTCATTATTAAAAAACAAGGATTTATTAGTGGTAGAAGCACAGGTAAGAGTTTTGAAACAAGATTTTTTAAAGCAGGAAAATATAGAATTCGTGTAGAATTAAAACAGATTAAAGGTAAACCTCTTGCTGAAGGTAATCCCATGGCATTTGCTATGAGAATAAAAACCACAGTCAAAGAAAAGAAAGTTGTATCTGCAAAGTCTTGGAATGAAAATCCAATGGGTGTTGCATTATCAATTGATTCTCCCTTACCACCTGCACCACAAGATCCGAAACCACAACAAGAAGGAAGATGTCCCAACAATCCATATTGGACAACTAGATTCCCTGGATCTAAAGAAAAATGGTTCCCTGTAACACACCCTGCTTGGAGTGCATTTACTAATCGTTATGCAATGTCACCGGTATTACCATTAAGTACACCAGATTCTGACAATGGTGGACAAGTGTTTAGAACTTCTTGGGTTATTGATGCGCCATATGATGGTTTCTATGGAATGAAGGGAACAGTTGATAATGGTGGAAGAATTCTTGTTGATGATAGAGTAATTTTAGAGGGTGGAATGAGTTTTAATGGAAGAACTTTAGAAGGATTTAAATCAGATTTTCCTAAGACAGTTAAGTTTCCATTACAAGAAGGAAAACATATAATCACTGTTGAGGTTATTAATCAAGAAACTGATACTTTTAAAAGGATTAAGAAAAAAATCTTTGATACAAGCGATTGGTTGGTTAAGCCAACACCTCCTCCTGCAGCTGCATTGTGCGAATCTACAATCATTTACAAGGGTCTGCATCCTAGAAATAAAAAACTAAAAGTTTCTAGTGATAAAAAAAGAATAGATTTCTCTGATGCAGACGGCAAATTTAATGACTCAAGTTTTAGAATAAAATCTGGTGATGCTGTGTTTTCTAATGATGGTAAAAAATTGATTGGAAAAAAAGCAACACTTGAATTCAAATATGATGATAATCCATTTACTGATGGTGAAGCAATAAGTTCTATTTCTATTGGAAAAATAAACTGGGGCAAAAAACAAAATCCTGGATCTCAATATAAAACTGCTAGAGAAGCATATGAAGCTGGTGACATTAGCGGACTCTCAGATTTTTCAAAGGATATAATTACGGAAACAAGATGGAGATATAATAAGGATCTTCTTGTTGCACCTGGACTTTTTAAACAGTCGAAGGGTGTATTTGCTTTTGGCAACGCCGATGGATTTGATGATCCAGAACGATCAATTTGGCAAGTTGACAAAGATGATGATGAGCAAGGATTTGTTCCTTTGGGGCGACCTAATCTTCAGAAATCGGGTGAGGTAACAAAGGTAGTAGATATATGTGCAGAGTCGGGAAAAGTTCCTGAAACTTCTACTCGTAATAAAGTAAAAAAATCAATTAATGGTATAACTTATGCTGGTCCAACGGAACTAGCAAGTTATAGAAAAGGATTTCTCTCACCACTTTTCCAAGATATTAATCTAAAACCAAATGAAGAAATTCAAGGAAAGACTTGGGTTATGCGTTGGGAAAACGTAGATTTTCCTGTTGATGGTAGATATAATATTCAGAGTCAGGTAGATGATAGAGCTGAGATTTTTGTTGACGGAGTAAAAATTCAAACGGTACTCTTTAAAAGAAAAACATTTGCTGGTGACCCTAAAACTTACAGTGATTTTAATACTACAAAAGGAAAGAAAACTGTTGAGATAAGACTTAGTAACATCCGTATACCCAACACAGGTTTCCAACAGAATCCAACAGTTATTGATATGAAAATAACAACTGATCTCAATGTATCTACTGGAAGAAGTAGATCATGGACTACCAATCCAGTTGGAATTTCTGCCATACTAATTCCACCACCTTGTCCATTAAAGATTGTTGGAAAGGGTAGAGTATGTCAAGTTGTTGTAGATGATCCAGGAAATGGATTTCCCAAACCACCTGATAGTGGGACAGGAGATTCTACATATCCAGTTGCTATTGCATTGGAAGGTATTGAAGTTATAAATCCTGGTATCAATTACAATTGTGGAGTAGATCAACTTGTAATTGAACCAAGTAATGGAGTTAAACTCTCATATGAGTGTGATACATTTGGTAGAATTACTAAGGTCAATGTTTTACCAGAAACACCAGCATTGGGAGGTTCTCCATTCTTTGGAAGAGGATTTACAAGACAACCAGAAATTAGAATGATCACTGATACTGGAATTAATTTCCAAGCAGTTCCAAGGTTCAGTGTAGTTAGAGACCCAGTTGATCCTGAGGTTTTACCAGAGCAAATTCTACAGGTGACAGATTT